AATTCGAGCAATGCTTGCGCCTCGCGTCTTTCTCGTCGCATTGCATCGCCTCGGCCAGACCGACATAAAACTCCTTGTTTGCGCCTGCTTCGTTCGTCGGCATCTCGGGGCCGTAGTTCCAGTCCTGCACCGCAATGGCATAATTCTTTTTGTTTTGCGCGTTGGTCAAAAACTCCTCATCCATCGGCAAGCCGTGGAATCCCTGCGGAATCATCATAAATTCTTTCATTTGCTGCTCCTAGGTAATTTCGCGCCCGTTGGCTCGGATGGTTAATGCTGAGGCAGAACTGGCAATCGTTGAGATAAACCCACTTGGATCGAGCGCTTGCCCCACCAACTCCGGGAATGTGTAGGTCTCATCAGGCGCGAGGCTTCTGGTATCCACAATGAGGTTGGATGCTCCTGCGGTGCCTGCTGCGGTCACAAGATTAACGCTGATCGTGACATTACCTGCCGTGGTATTCGTGGCGGTAAATTTGTCGATGATCGTCTTGCAGTTGACAGCGGTATATTGAGTGATCTGTGTACCCTCGGCCTGTTTCGCAGGAATCAAAACTTTTATCGTGACGGTCATAATCTATCCTTAAGTCGGCGCTGTGTAGGCGGTGATAATTCCATCGACAAACGTCAGGGTGCCATCTGTGCCTGCAAGAGTAATTTTCGCCAACGCTGCGGTGCCAGATATTCCGACATTTTTGAATGCCATTGTTCCAAGACCAGAAACCGCAATCGTAATCGTGCCGGTCCCGTTTGTGATGGTGATGTTTGCGCCTGCGGTCAGCGTGGTTTTTGTTAGCGTGTTGCCTGTGGTGTTGCCGATTAAAACCTGCCCATTCGTAAAGGTGCTTTGACCTGTGCCGCCAGAAACAACGGCCAGCGGCGCATCCAATCCCGAAATCAGCCCTCCAGAAATGTTCACGTTGTCGGCGTTTTGTGATGAAATCGTGCCGAGTTCTGGCCTCGGAGCGACTGCCAATAAATCCAGCATTTGCGCTAGTAATGAAATCTGGGACAGCGCTTCGTTTGCGGTCGCCGCAGCGGTATCGGCCTGAAACTCAAAATCAGTTCCGACTATCACCTGCAATGTGTCAACGGTTGAAAACAGCTTTTCAAACTGCCGGATCTGCTGCTGGTCGGTCAGAAACTCCGCGAGTTGATCTCGCGTTAGATTGAGCCTGCTAGAAACGGGTGCGGTGGCCATCAGTAAGCCAATGCTTCGATCTGCGCCTCCAGGCGCACATAAGAGACATGGGCATCACTATCACCACGAAATCGCTGCACGCGCCAGTTCCTCATGAAACCCTGCTGAAACCATGCGAGACGCTTTTTCGTGTTGCCAATGGTGCCGACAGAAATAAACCTTTCCTGACTGTAAGCCTTGCCATCGAGCGAATAGCTGGTGCTGATCTGTGGATTCTTTCCGAGAGCAACGCTACCCGTAAGTCCGACCAATTCAAGCTCGTTGAATATTGCTCCGTTGCTCTGGTTATAGACAATGAGCGTGCCAAACTCCCAGCGGACTTGCTCTCCCCAATGACTGCCAATGTCCTGCACCAGATAGCCGATGCTGGTCGATTGCGGATCTCCGACAAGCCACTTGTCATAGGCCCAGACCATATTTCGAGCGCGGTATTGAGCAAGTCCTGCCAAGCTGCTCACCAAAATAAACCAAACAGGTGTTTGCAAAGCCTCGGATGCTGCTGCGTCATAAACCAAGGTTTGGTCTGGCAGATGGACGTAAAGGTGCTGGTGGCTCTTGTCGTTTCTGGCCTCGAGCTTCACCACAGACAATTGCGCCTCGGTGTATTGCAGGAGAATATTGTCGATCTCCTGCGTGCTGACCTTTTGGACGGTCGAGGATGCGCCTATGTAAATGCCTGGGGCTTCGTTCCTGCCGCTGCCTAAAAACGCGATTCGCTCGATAAAAACACAACATGCTTGCGTTCCGATCACGCCCTTCTGCAACTGCGCCCCGTCGATTCTTGCAAACGGGAACAACTCGCCGCCCACGTTATCGAATACCTCGATGGTGTTTCGGTTTAGCGCATAGACCTCATTGCGAAGTTTCAGCAGAGCCACGACTGGATCTGGGTCAACCTCTGAACTACCATATTTCAACGGGTTCACAAGAAGCGGATTTGTTAATTCTGTGACGATTAAAAACTCGCCATCCGTGGTCATGAAATACCCATCGACCCAGCAGAAGTCGAGCACCACGCCAAGGTCTGGATCTGTAACTTGGGTTAGTGCTGTCCCACTCCAATAGTAAAGCCGCCCACCCGATGCAATCGCCAGCAAGTCGAAACTGTAATCGAAGGTCACTAGCTCGCTAGTCGGCCCGCCAACATCGCCCAAGACGGTCACGACTCCGGCGCTTGAGACTTCTACCAGCTTCGTCCCCATCACCCGATAGCATTCGTTATTCCAATTGATGCCGCCGCGATCAACGCCTGGGCCTGTGCCGTTGGCCACAATCCCGTCGCCCGGTCTCAGAAACCCGTTGCTGATGCCGCTTACCTTTGGCACAGGCACAAGATTCACCGGGTACGATGTCCGAAGCTCTGGTGTGTTGTCGGTATAAATCCCGTTGAGAATCGGAACCTGCATTATTTTTTCGCCTTGTTTCGGGCTGAAATCTTCCTGGCCTTTTCTTGAGCGTCAGCCTTGGATGATGCACCCCACGCCCTCAAACTCAACAGCAGCCGGGTGGGTTCTCCGCCCTTGTATTCGGGGCCAGCGTTGCCGCCCATTCGAGCCAGGAACGATGCGCGGCGCGGATTGTCGCCAGACTTGACCGGAGGCTTCAGGTTCATGCCCTCAGCCCTTGCAGCGGCTCGGCCCTTGGCATTCAAACCGCCCCTTGGATTTTGTCCTTCCTTGCGTGCGTAGGCTGGAGTTTTCACCGAAACCCTTTGATCTTTTCAGCAATCTTTTTGGGCTGCTTGGCAAACTGCTGGCCTTTAGCTGTGGCCTCACGCTTTGCCCTGGTGGTCGCTGAATACTCGGCCGAGGTCAGGGCTTTGATGGCCCTCGCAGGCAGATACCGCTCGCCAGTCTCAGATGATGGCTTGCCTGACTTGGTGCGCCAGTCCTGCGAGCTCCATTCCTTGAGGCTTTTCTGTGGGGCTTTCATCGGTAGCCACCGCCCTTTTTCTTGTACTCCACCGCCAGCAATTGGGCTTTTCGGGCTGACCATTCGTTCGGATCTCCGCCTTTTGTGCCTGCCTTGATTTTCTCAAACAGGGCTTTCCGCATGGCGGGCTTGGTGTAGTTTCCAGCAGCATTCACTGTGGACTTGGTAGCCATCAGGAATCAACAACTTTAATCACAGCGAAACGCAAAATTACAGCGTCGGCCAAAGAGCCCAACGAGACATTGCGCACATTTATGTCGGCAGTCCCAACCCCGCAGGATGCATTAAAGGTGTACGAGCCAAGCGTGCCGCCAGAAATGTGATTTATCACGATGATGTCGCCAGATTCAACCGTGCTGTTAGTCATCGTAAACGACACGGTGGTGGATGCACCCAATGCCGCTGCATTCATGGTGATTTGACCGCAAGATTTATTAAGCGTCACCGCCGTGGCTTTGCTTGTGGCTTGCAGCACCCCGCCGCCCGCGCCGGTAGCATAACCCTGCTTGCCGGTGCCGCTGATAACTTGGTTTCCTGTGGTGCTAAGACTTGTCCCTGTGGCAGCACCGATAGATGGCGTGACCAATGCAGGGCTTGTGAATGTTCCGGTGCTGACTGCCGGGTTTGTGATTATTGGCGTTGTCAGGGTCGGACTGGTTGCGAACACCAATAGACCCGTTCCGGTCTCATCGGTCATCGCCGCCCGTAGATTGGCGCTTGATGGCGTCGCCAAGAAAGTCTGGACTCCTGCTGCATAAACCGTCTCGGCGTTGATCTGGTACCAAGAATTAGTTGGCTGATAAAAGCGAATCGCCGTTGCCGTTCCTGCCGCCAACGAAGTCACGCCACCATAAAGAGCAGTCGCGCCATTCAAGGCAATTGTCAGCGAGGTGATTTCCTGCGTGGTGGTTATCAATACCGAGGTGCCATCAGGAACGCCAGTATTGAGAGGCAAGGTGATGGTACCGGTTGCCAGTGTTCCAGCAGGCTGCAACAGCATCCATTGGTCGTTGCTAACCGGAGTAGGCACCGTGATATTGAAACCAGATCCGGGAACGTAGAGATTGACCGAGAGCGTGGGCGATGCGAAGCTCTGCTGGAAAAATGTGAGCAAACTTCCAATCGAGGTCCGTCTTGCGTCCCCGTTGTTGGGCGAATAAACGGGTAACTGATCCCCGCTGGAGACGGTGTTTAGTACGGGAAGCTGGTTAATAGTGGGCATGATCGTCCTCAGTTATATTCGATAGGGCCATCAGGACCAGCATTGACGGGGAAATAAGGCGGTCTGACGTAGGGGTTATCGTAGACCCTCCACGGCTTATTGCCAGCACCCGCTGGGGTTGTGGCTGGGAGTTGTTTCTCAAGCGGGAAGGTCGCCCGTTGGAGCAAGATGTCATAACCCTGTTTCGCGGTCGTCTTGGTCTCGATCATGACCTGCTTGCCGTAACTCGGTGCTAACCGAATCCCCAGGCTGCAAATGATCGCTTCATAGGCCGAATCAGGCACAAGCGTTTCTTCGTCTAGGCTGCTGTTCTGTGGGCTAGATGGCAATGGATAACCTAAGCGGATGCCCTTGGCGTTCCAGTCGGCCATCATCGCATCGAGACGCCGCAGGGCAGACTCTAGCTGCTCGGGCTGCAAATCAAATACATAAGACGCAAGCCCAATTTCTTCGAAGGCGGCGCTTATAAATTGTCTTTTTGTGTAAGACATACGTGCCCCTCTATTCTTTTCAGCATCGTTGAATCAGACCAGCGCTTGTCAACCTTCAACCCAATGACATCGGCTCGTTGCAGCATCTCGTCGCGTGTCGCTGGGCTTTCGTCCGCAACGATTACAGGCGGTTCGACTTTCGGCACCCTCCTATTAATAGGCGATGGATGCACCCGTTTAGTCGCCTTGCGTTCTGCCGCCTGTGTCTTTTTAAGTTTGCGCTTTTGCAGCCGCAACTCTTTCCACGGCGCGAGAGTTCTTGTCTTAACAATTGCGGCTGACCTAATCATTTTTTCATCGGCGCTTTGCCTGGCTTACCAGCGGCTTTTGCCATTTTGCTTGCCATACCCAAAGCCATTGCAACTGCTTGATTTTGCGGCTTGCCTGACTTCATTTCCATGGCAATGTTTTTGCCGATTGATTTGTTCGAGTAACCTTTGGTCATTGGCATTTTTGCTCTCCAAGTAACTCGGGCCAGTATCTCTACTGACCCGAGAGGTTGATTAACCTATCCGATACGAGACGAATGTATCCGCAGCAGTCTTGCGAGTCCTCCATGCGCCCGAGGTAACAGTAGCAACTGCGGCTGTACCAACAATCGTATGACCAGTTGCAGCCGTTACCGTAAAGGCATTTGTGCCCGTAGCGATGACAGACCAGTCGAACGAATCACCGATTGCAAACTCGCTCGCAGCGTCTAGCACAGCCCCGGTTGGCAAAGTACCAGCAACAGCAGCACCCGTTGTCGAGGTGACAATGCCAGCCAGAATCATCGCCGAAGTAAGAGCACCAGTGGCATTCAGTACGCCCGGATCGCCCTGTAGTTGATACCTGCCTGTACTGGAAATAACAGGGTCGGTTCCAACTGCATAGAGCGCACCGGATGCACCGGCTTGAATCGTCACGCTGGTGGCGTTCGTGAATGCTGCCGAGACGTAGGTCGTGTTCTCGACTACTTGCAGCAAATCTTGCGTTTCGGGGAAGTTCGGATAACCGACCTCCTGAAACACACTCGCTGGCGAGTAGGCTTGAACGGCGACTTTCTCGCCTGCCGGTACCGTAAAGGTCGCGGTTCCTTGCGTAAATATAATGTTATAGCTCATGATTTTTTTCCTTTTACGGGACTTGATTGAACAGCAGGATCCCGGACATCTCGGGCTGTTTGTTGACCACGCCGAACAGAGTATCCAAGCGATACTTGGTCTTCATGGTGTTCACGTCGTACTGCTTCTGCATTACCAGCTCGATGCCCTGATCGGTTGATGCACGCATTACTGCGACACCCGCATCGGTTGGGACAGCGTAACGGCCCGGGAGAATCTCTAGCGCATCTTTCTGCCAGAAGCAGTTGATCGGCGCGGCATCGACGTTCAGGCGATTGATGGTCCGACCAGAAGCGGCGGTCACGATGCAGTTTTGATACTGCAACTCAGCATCAGTCCCGCCTTGCGCGGAAATGATGGGAGGAGTGATAACGCAAGTCGTTGCATTGGTCACGCTCACCACGCGAAACGTCTTCGAGAACCCAGTACCTAGCTTGGTGATGTGATGCACCGCCTCAATGCCATCGACCTCGATTGCCGTTCCTGCTGGCAGATCGGTGGTGCTGGACACGGTAATCGTTTGGAAACGATTGTCCACGTTACCAGTCTCACCAGTCGCCGCAGTGGAGGTCGCCACAGGCGTGTAGTAGTTGCCTGCCGCTGCCAAGGTGGACATCGTCGGATCTGCGCCAGTCGCCGCAGCGATGCGATTCGCGTAGTCCAGTTTGTAGGTCTCAAATCCTGCGACCATACCAACGTAGGAACGCTCGAAAGCATTGTTGCTCTTGTTACCGGCGAAACTACGCGAAACCGAAGCACCACCAGCCCCACCAGCGATATTGCCGGCAATGCCGTTGTAGTCACGCGAGGACAGAGCCATGTAGCGGTCAAAGGCTTGCACGCCCTGCTCGTTCATGATGCTGTCGCACAGAGCGATATCGTCATAGTCACCAGCGGCGGTGCTGACAGTAACCACCAGCGAGCCGAGGTTTGCAGCGACGTTCATAATCGCAATGTTGATATCGGATGCAAGTTTCTGTTTTGCGGCCTCACCGAGCCGACCCTCTTGCAAGGCGTCCCGAAGTTCGAGCGCGTCCAAGATGAACGGCACAGACTTCTGAAATCCGAGCGTTGCCGGGACGGAGAGCTGCGTGTAAGCACCGAAGTTGCCGGTCTGGTCCATGCCATCGTAGGACTGCGCGATGTAGGGTTGCGGACGATAAATCACGTTATTGGTGCGCTCCATCATCGAGCTGTCGGTGTTGTAGACCGAGACGTTGCGGGACAAAACTAGAGCGTCGTTAAATCCTTCGAGGATGTCCTCGAACGCGACGCGTTCCTCTTTGCTGAATGAATTACTCATGGAAAATCTCCTGGTTATTTAGATGCGATTCGTTTTTGCGATTTGTACGCGATGACTTT